AGGTCCTCGCGCTTCATACGGTGTCCCCGAGGGCGAGGCGGCGGTGGGATTCCTGGGCACGTTCGTCCGCGGCGGACCGGCCGTAGCGTTCCACCATCTGGCGGGATTGCCATCCGGCCAGGCGCATGAGGTCGGTCTCGTTGCCGCCGGCCATCATCCAGCGATGGGCGAAGGTGTGGCGGAGCTGGTGGGGATGGATGGGTGGGATGCCGGCCTCGAGTGCGCGCCGCTTGAGCATCTGCTGGACGCCGCTCATCTTGAGGGGCCCACGGTCGCCGATCCACAAGGAGTCAGCCTCGTGGTACTTGTGATGTCGGCGCGCGCGGAGGTAGGCCTTGATGGCGGTGGAGGTCTTGTCGCCGTAGTGGACGCCGCGTAGGCGCCGGCCTTTGCCGAGGACGGTGAGGATGTGGGTCTCGAGGTCGACGTCATCGAGGCTCATTCCGAGGAGCTCGGATAGGCGCAAGCCACAGTCCAGCAGGACGCGGATGATGGCCTCGTCGCGCCGATCAAGGAATCCCTTGGACTTGCAGGTGTCGAGGAGTGCTTTGAGCTGCGGGTCGGTGATGACGGGGACAGGGGTCTCGGGAGTCTCAATCGGGGAGACCTTGTCCAGGGGATTGGCCTCGAGGAGCTCGTTCATCACGGCGTAGCGGAATAGTTGACGGAGGTGGCGGTAGTCGCGGGCGACGGTGTTGGCGGACAGGCCGCGGCCGAGCTCGTGCTCGAAGTAGGTCCGCAGGACCGGCGGGGTGATGGAGGCGAGGTCGGTGGGTTGGCCGGTGTCGATGAGGTAGGTCTGGATGCGCCGCGCGGACTCGAGGTAGCTGTGCACGGTCCGGGGCGCCTTGTTGGCTCCGCGGAGGGCGACCTTCCAGTCGTCGAGGACCTGCTCGAGGTCGTCCCATTCGTCGGCGTAGTCGCGCGCGGTGGCCATGGGATGAGCCTAACATCCGTTGCTGACCGAGCGCTGTGCGTCGATTCGAGGGTGTGTCGAAGTGCGAAAAAGCCTTGCAAATACTGGGAAAGTGGGGCGGGTGGGGCTCGAACCCACGACCTGACGGATTATGAGTCCGCATGGGGCCAACGCTGTGCTCTCCCCCATGGAATCCGAGCGAAAATTGCCGAATCCGATGCTCTGTCGACGTCGCTCTGAAGGCTCCAGGACCGAGACCAGCATAGGCAAAGGGGAGGCCCCCGGCGGTACCTGTCGCCGGGGGCCTCTTGCCTTGCCGCTCCACCCTTGCGGGTGGTGAGCCTGGCGGCAGGGCGGGGGTGAACCCACTTGTTGTCCCTCCCGGCCGAGAGTCCGGGAGCTTGTTGGGGCTAGGCGGTGCCCCAGCTCGTGATGCCCTTCAGGTGGACGACGGCCGCGGCGTTCATCGGCAGGGCGTCGTACCTGGCGGTGACGCGGATCGCGGTCTGGTCAAAGTCCCCGTAGGTCTGATCGAGGATGGTGACCGAGGGCGACTGGTCGCGTGCGACGGCGATCTGCGAAAAATCGGCGAGGACCACGGTGGCGGTGCCGCCGGTGGTGCCGCCGGGGATGCGCGAGGTGACGGTGACCGGCAGGCCGAGGAGCGTGCTGGCGCCGCCGTTGGCAGGGTTCGGGGAGATGAGGTACCGGCCCTCGCCGTCCTTGAGCTTGTGGAGGGCGATGTAGTCGCGGGGCGTCATCATCCACCGGGTCGATGCGACGTTGACGTTGGCGTCGTAGGCGGCCTGGATCGCGGTGTACAAATGATCCGGCGTCGCGGTGCCAATTGCCGAGCCGGCCACGGTGACTCCGGAGTAGTGCAGGATGCCCTGGGGCTCGTTGGTCGCGGTGCCGTTGATGAAGGCGCGGTCGAGTGCCGAGGCGACATCGGTGACGAGTCGGTCCCGGAGGGCCGCATCCAGGGCGATGACAGAGCTGCGCCGGAGCTCGTTGGAGACGCGCGTGAGGACCTTCACCGACTTCATCGAACTCGGGAGGAGGTCAATCTCACCGAAGTCATGGTCGGCCTCGGCGATCGCTGATCCCTGGGCGATGAAAGTCGCCGTACCCGCGGAGTTGAGCTTGGGGATTCGGACGGGTGATCCATCGGTGTCGAAGATTCGAGGGCCGGCGGCGAGGAACACCGACGCGGACTCAAGGGGCTGGACTAGCGTCCGCTGGACCAATTCCTGGACCAGCTCGGCGCTGTTGGTTGTGCTGAGTGCCATGAGGCTCTCCTAGTTGATTAGGCGCAGGCGGGGAGGGATGCACCGGCGGGTCCTGCCCGCGTCGTGCTCATCTGGTTCACGTCGCCGCTCCTGGCGGATGTGACGTGGTGGCGCCTGGCCTGCCCCCATTGTACGGGAGCAGGCCGACACCAACCTCGTCGTCATTAGCCCAGGGAATTGAGCATCCCCAGGAGCGTGACGCCGTCGGATTCGGGCCTGGCTCCTTGTGCCATCGCGCCGATGGGGCGACGAGCTGCGAGGTGAGGCTTGCGCTCCACGAGGGCGTCGATGGCGGCAACGACGCGGTCGGAATCCACCATCCCGTCCTCGTCGATGTAGGTGACGTCGAAGGCGAGGTCGTCGGCGTCGATGAGGCGTCCGTCCGCGCGGGCCATGGCGCGCACTACCTGGCGGGCAAGGTCGTCGGCGCGCTTGGCCTTGATGCGATTGTCCGCCGCTTCCTGGCGGAGCTTGGCGACGTAGTTGGCATCGAACTCTGGTTCGCGCTCGGTGGATTCGATGGTGGCGGTGTCATCGACCGCCTCGTTGGTGGGTGTTTCGGACATGGGTTCCTCCTAGGCGTTGGTGATCTGGGTGATGGCTTGCGGGCTGTAATCGAGGTCCTCGAGGACCGCGCGGCGGTCGAGGATTCCCTCGGCGTGGAGCTTGACCGCGGCGTCCGCGGCCTGGGCGATGGACACAATCTCGGCGGACCGCCAGACAACCTCGAGGTCGTCCAATCCGGCCGGTGGCACGCCGTCGCGGACATTGAGTGCCAGTCGCATGACGTCCTCCCACGATCCCCCCCAGGACCGCTGGAGTCGGCGCGCACGATTGACCAGCGATGCCTCAGCGCTGCGAATTGCGTCCGCGGAGGCCGGGTTCGATTCGGCGCTCAATGCGACGTAGTGCGGCGGCAGGCCGGCGATGGCGGAGAGCTGGAGTGTGAACATCCGAATGGCACCGATGAAGTTGTCCAACGTGGCCTCGGGGAATTGCCCGAACTTGGTTTCCGGGCTGTCGCTGATCCAGACTTTGGAGGCGCGGGCTTGTTCCCACTCGGAACGGATCGCTTCCGCCACACCGGCAAGCTGATCCGGCGACAGACGTCCACCAGTGGCGGCGGACGAGAATCCCGTCACCCACCGGCGCGGCATGGCGTAGTGCTCCGAGCCGGTCATGAGGTCGGTGGCGACCTTGTTGATGCTGTCCAGGACGGGGACGACGTCGACGAGCTCGGACTCCCCCAGCGGCTTGAGAGGCCGCTGACGATTGACCAGCGGCACGATGGGCACGACACCGAGCGGGTTGTCGGTTTCGCCGACGACCTCGTAGGCCGAGGCGGGCACGTTGTAGAGCGGCGGGTCGAATTGTTGGGTTCGGGATCGGAAGTGGGTGATGTAGTCCGGCAGATAGACGTCCACACGCTGATGCCGGTCGGTGTCGCGCCAGCGCTTGATGCCGGCCACGATGAGGCCGGTGGCGGGATCGGTTTCGGTGATGACCTGGAGCGGGCTCTCCACGGTGATCCGCGGCGTCCTCACGTCGGCGCCTGCCCAGACCATGATGAAGGAGCGGCCGTACACGAGGGCGTCGATGTGGGCCTGGGAGCTGGTCTCGTCGAGGCCGTTGGCCTGCCAAAGGCGCCAAAGCTCGCGCTCGAGGTCGGGCCGCGAGGGTGCGCGGAATCCCTCGATGTCCAGTCGTTCCTCCTTGGCGCATACGGCGATGCGCGCCCAGTTGATGCACACCGGCGCGAGTCGGTTGCCGAGGGCTCGGCGGACGTCCTCGCGGAGGGCGTTGAGCGGCTGGTTGGCGTGGAAGTAGCTGTCGAACTTGTTGAGCTGTGGCCTGTCGTTGTCCAGGCTTGCCCCGAGCTGCTCGAGGGCGGTGAGTGGGTTCATAACGCGATAACTCCGATCCTTCTTGGTGTTTGTGTGTAGTGCGCCGCGCGATCCACGGCGACGATTGCGGCGATGGCGGCGTCGATCTTGCGGCGCCGGCCGTGGCGGGCGTCCTTGACGATGACGTCGCCGGCCGGTGTGCTCTTGGCGATGGCGTTGGTGATGTGCTCCGCCAGGCGGCGGTCGCCGGCGTGAGTGAGTCGGCCGGTGGTGACCGCGGCGTAGAGGCGATCCGTCGCCGGTGCCATGCGGCCGACCAGATTGGTGGGCCATTGGAGGATGCGGCCGGGATAGTGGGTGGCCAAAGTCTCTAGCTCTGACCGCCATCCCCATGGATCGGCGGCAAGCTCGAGGACATCGAATCGCTCGAAGGCGGCCTCGATGGCGCCAATCACCTCCGCGCGAGGCACGCGCCACCGGGGATCGCCAGGGTTCTCCCAGATGCCCAGGAGTTGCACATGCGGGACGTCGTCGACGGTGGCGGCGACCAGGGCGGTGGAGTCCCCCGATGCTGATCCATCGAATCCCAGGACCACGGTGGTGTCGTCGGCGATGACCTCACCGGTGGCGCAATCCATCCAGGTGTCCCAGGACATCCATCCGGCGTCATCGCCGGCCCATTGGCCCAACCTGTAGCGGCGGAATGCGGCGGGGCGGAGCGTCTTGAGGTTGGCGCGGAGAGCTGCTTCCTCGAGGAAGTCTCCGAGTGCCGGGTTGGCCTTCTTCCATGCGCGCCGATCATCGAGGTCGCATCCGGCCGGCGCGGCGTACTCAATGAGGCGGAAGTCCGGGTCGGTGCCCTCGCGGCCGTGCTCCACGAGCCTCCACATAATTCCCTCGCGGGAGCTGGCCGGTGTGGAGATGGCGACGATGCGCGATCCGGGCCGCTTGCCGGCGGACCCCACCACGGTCTCCCAGACCTCAGTCGAGACAACGTGGAGCTCGTCGACGATGAAGGAACCCTCGAGGCCTTCCAATGCGGCGGCCTCCGATGGCATCGCGCGCATCTCGCCGTCGGTGTGCTCCACGACGAGGCGGTCGCGGTAGATGGTGACAATCTCCTCCAGACGCGGGGAGAGCTGGATGAGGCGTCGGGCGTAGTCCATGATGCGCGCGGCCTGGCGCTCATCGGAGGCGACGGCGTAGACGCGCGGGCCTTCCTCGCCGGTGGCGATGAGCTCGTAGACGGAGAGCATCGCGCAAAGTGCCGTTTTGCCGTTGCCCCTGCTAATTGAGACCAGGACGGCCCACGGCCGCGGGGTGTCATAGATCGCGCGGATGATGCGCTTCTGCCACGGCCGGAGCTTCACCGGCTCGAGGGCGCCCACGCCGCGAGGAATCACGAGGTAGGTCTCGATGAAGGCGATGACGCGCCGGCTCCCAGACTTGGGGAGCTTGGAGAGGTCGATGGGGCCGGCGGCGATGGCCGGCTTGGGGCCACGCTTCATCGCGGAGGCCCCGAGTCTGTTCCAAACTTGTGG